CGACGTCGAGTTCGAGCTCGCTGGTTCGAACATCAAGGCCGCCGACGTCATCCGCGAGATCGAGTACTACGACACCCAGATGAGCAACACGCTCATCGCGCAGGTGCTCGACCTCGGCAAGACGGCGACCGGCTCGCGGGCATTGGGCGAGACGCTGGGCGACATGTTCGAGCTCTCCTGCGAGGCCACGGCAAACTCGATCGAGGACGAGATCAACCGCCGCGAGGGTCTCATCCATCAGCTCTGCGTCTACAACTTCCCTGACGGCGACGACCCCGACCTCATGCCGAAGTTCAGGTTCGGCAAGATCGGCAAGGTCGACCCGCTGGTCTTCGGCAACGGCCTGCAGTTCCTCACCCAGGCCGGGCTCTCGTTCAATGACCCCATCACGGTCGAGTACATCCGCCAGCTCCTCGGCTTGCCGCAGCTCGACACAGACGACCTCCAGGACATCGCGCCCGATGCCGGCGGCGAGCCGATTCTCAACCCAGACGGGACGCCGGCACTCAACGAGGACGGCACGCCGAAGCTTACGCCGCAGGCGCCGGGGCAGGCGCCGGGCGGCACTCTGCCGGCGATCGCAGGACTGCCCACGACGCCCGGTGGCGCTGCTCAGATGAGCGCCGTGGCCAAGCACGTCGCGGGCCAGCTGCAGCACCAGAGCGACGCCGAGGCCATGGCTTCACAGAATGCTGCCGCGCTGCAGGCCGGCATCAGCCCCGAGACTCAGCCCGACGCCAAGGCCAACCTGCCGCTGCCGACCGAGACCGAGCAGACCAGCGGCGCGCTGAATCCTGCTGCGATCAAGAGTGCCAAACAGGCGCAGGCTGCCAAGCCGGCGCGCGGCAAGGGCGCGGATCCGCAGCCCACGTCGGGCGCTGTCAACGACGCCGCGGCGCGCAAGTCACCGCAGGCCGAAGGCACCACCAAGATCCAACCCAAGACGAAGAACCGCCCGACGCGCGGATCAGTGCTGGCAGAGCGCAAGATCCGCCTCGCTGAAGGCAAGACCTGGCGCGACCCGAAGGGCGTCGAGCTCTACGCTGACCTGGCCGAGCTGTCAGACGGCTTCGACGCGGCCAAGGACGCCATCCGCTCAGCCACCCAGGACACCCGCGACGCCATGGTGCGCGAGCTGATCAAGCGCGCCAAGGCATCGCCCTCGGTAGCGGACTTCGCAGCCGGTCGGCCGCCCATGGTCGATGCTCTGGCCGGCCAGATCAAGGCCGTGCTGGCGAAGTCCTACGATCGCGGTCGCCAGCAGCTTACAGACGAGATCGATCGCCAGAAGCGTGGCGAGCCTGTCGTTGCTCGCGAGATAGCCATTCGCGAGGGCAAGCGCATCGCTGCCGCTGATCACGGGTTCAGGGGCCGCGACCTCGGCGCACCGCCGGCCACCCCGTCGGCTGACAGCGCCTCGCACATCGATCAGCAGGCCCAGGTCGCGGCACGCAAGATCGCCGACGCCACGAAGCACGCTGTGGCCGAGCAGGTGCTCAGCCATGTCATCACGCCGATGAACGCCGACGTCCTCGAGCGGATGGTTCTTCGCAGCTCCGACACCGCGGCGCTGCAGTGCGCGGGCACCGTTACTCGCCTCATGGATCTCGGCCGCTCAGACGCCGCTCAGTCCATGGCAGACCAGATCAGCAAGGGCGTCTACTCGGCGCTGCTCGACAACCACACCTGCTCTGAGTGCGAGGGCATGGACGGCAGCGAGACCGAGGACCTCAGTGAGGCCGCCGCCTGGGCCCCCAACCCATCTTGCGAAGGCGGCGACGCCTGCCGCTGCCTCGTCTTCTACGAGTACGACCAGGGCGCGGGCTCTGGTCCGGATCAAGGAGTCGAAGATGAAGCGGCCTGACGCCATCACCTTTCCTTATCGCGCCGCGCGCATTGCTCTGGCCGAGGAGATCAAGGCCGGCGCCAGCGTGCCGATGATGCTCTTCCCGATCGGCAACTGGCACTCGAAGAACTACCCGAACCTGCCGCTGAGCCTCGACCTGGCTGACCAGGTGATCGCCAACTTCGAGGCCAAGGTCCAGGACCGCGACGTTCCTGTCGAGGCCTCGGGGCGCCATGACACCGCCGAGCCTGCCGTGGGCTGGGTCAAGCGCGTCTACCTGGCCGACTGCAAGAGCGAGCGATTCACGGGGCAGGCCCTGTGGTGCGACTGGGAGCCCAACAACCGCGGCGCCATGCTGCTCAACGAGGGCGCCTATCGCTACAACTCCGTCGAGATTGACGAGGTCGTAGACCAGCGCAACGCCAAGGTCACGCCGAGCGTGCTGCTCAGCGTCTGCCTAACCAACGTACCGGTCGTGCGCATCATGCCGCCGCTGGACGAGGCATCGGCAGCACTGCGTCTGGCCGAGCATTGCGACGGCAGCTGCGGCAAGAAGTTCAACACCTACGCCTTCGAGGACGAGCCGGCCGTCGATCACAACTGCGGCAAGCGGCCCTTCGCTGAGTTCACGCTGGGCGAGCTCGTCGACTCCTACAACGAGCCGGACGACAACAACAACCCCAAAAAGCAGGCTGGCGACACGTCGAAGATCGCCGGTGGCCTGCTCGCCGACACCAACACAGATCCGCACTCGCGGTCGAACCCCGACACGGGCCAGCAGGCCGCGCAGACGCCGACCGACGCGCCGGCCTTCTCCGACCTCATGGCTCACGCCAGCGCCGTGCACGCGGCCCTCGTCGGTAAGGCTGCCGGCAAGAAGGGCGTCGGCGCGCTGCGCACCCAGGCCAAGGAACTCTGCGACAAGTTCGCCGAGCTCTGCGACGACACTCCGGCTCTCCAAGCCTCAGAAGTTCATCCCGACCCCGCCGCCGGCGGGAGTCGTTCAGCGGCTGTTTCTCAGCAAGGCACGACGGCTGTGAAGGCCAGTGAAGGCACCGCAAGCGAACGGGAGCACTCCCAGAAGGTGGTGAATCACATGACCATCGCAACCAAGCTGAAGCTGGCCGAGACCGCCAGCGAAGCTGAGATCGAAGCCGCCATCGACGCGCTCCACACGGATCGCGACACCGCGGTCACCGAGCTCGCCGAAGCCAAGAAGACCACGCACGACGAGGACGTCAAGGTCCGTCTGGCCGAAGCCCTCAACAAGGGCGAGATCACGGCCGCCGAGGCCAAGACCCTGGCCGAGAAGGACGACGTCTACCGCGACTCGTTCCTCGAGGCCCGCAAGGGTGTCGAGAAGCTCAAGCTCTCCGAGCAGGGGGGCAGCGAGCATCGCGAAACGGGCAAGGCCCACGTCGAGATGCCCGAGGGCGATCCCTCGCAGCAGGTCTCGGCCCTCACGAAGATCAAGATGGCCGAGCGCAAGGACCTCAAGCGTCCCGAGGCCCAGAAGATCGTCCTCTCCGAGAACCCCGAGTTGCACCAGGACTACCTGGAGTGGCGGCGCCACAAGTAGAGCGCTGCCGCTTTGGCCTGATGCACCTGAAAAGGTGGTGAAGACCAAGTGAGTCAGTCACACGACAGCTTCGCACCGACGATCGCGGCGATCGCCGACTCGGCGGTTTCGAAGTTCACCGGCGTCAAGTTCGTGACGTCGACCGACGGCAAGCTGCATTGCGTGCCGGCGACCACCGGTGTCTGCCACGGCATCGCGCAGACCGACTGCGCAGCCACGCAGGAAGTCACCGTCAAGACCTTCGCCTGGGGCTACATGGTCCTGGCCGACGGTACGACCGCGATCGCCGTCGGCGATCCGCTCGTGATCACCGGCGCGGGGGCCACCAAGGCCACCGGCACGCCGCTTGCAGACCCGGGTCCCGACGACCCGGTCGGCAGCACCGTCACCTACGTGGCCTTCGATGGCATCGCCATCGAAGCGTTGCCCTCGGGTGCCGGCGTCATCGAGTTCATGCCCGTGCACGGCACCACTGCCGTGACGAGCGCGTAGAGAGGAGGCTGAGATGCCGATCGCACAGATAGGGTCGAACCTCGACCTCTTCCACATCGACTCCGCCATGACCGACTTCGCCGTGGGCTATGCCCAGGACGCGGCCGACTTCATCGGCGACCAGGTGGCCCCCGTCGTCAGCGTCGGCAAGCGTTCCGACGCTTACTGGAAGGGCCGCACCGAGCACATGCAGCGCCACAACACGCTGCGCCAGAACCGCAGCCAATTCGGCCGCGGCAGCCAGGAGTTCCAGACCGACACCTACTACTGCAAGCAGTTCGGGTGGGAGCAGGCTCTGGACTGGGCCGACCCGCAAAACGAAGACGAGGCTCTCGACCTCGAGAACGAGCAGGTCACGCTCTGCGTGGACATCCTGCAGCTCGACTACGAGTGCCGCGTCGCCGCCGTGGCGCAGGACACCTCGGTGTTCACCCACCACACCGGCGTGAGCGCGACGCTGCTCGATCCCGCCTGTGACCCTGTGCCTGACGTCGAGGACGCCAAGGACGAGGTCCGTGGCAAGATCGGCCACGTGCCCAATACCGTCACGCTGGGCTACAAGGCGTGGCGTCGCATGCTCCTGCTGGACTCCATGAAGGAGCGCATCAAGTACACCGGCGACCAGCAGGCCAGCGTCATCACCCCGGCGCAGGTCTGTCAGGTGCTCGGCGTCGATCGCCTGCTCATCGGCAAGGCGGTCTACGACTCGACGCCGGCTCTGCCGGGGCAGGACGCCGACCCGACCATGATCGACGTCTGGGACCCGAACATCATCATCGTCTCGTATGTCGACCCGCGGATCGCACCGATGCGCGGCAAGGTCATCAGCCCGATGCGCACGTTCGTCTGGAACAAGTTCGGTGGGCGCTTCGCCACCCGGACCTACCAGCAGGACGAGACCACCAGCACCGTCGTGCAGTCGCTGGACTTCACGGACGAGAAGCCGGTCGTGCCGAACGCGGCCTACATCCTCACCGGTGCCATGGCGGCCTACAACCCGTCGAGCTCGCATGCCGACCGCACCGCAGCGGCCAAGGCTGCGGCAGACGCTCGCGAGAAGGCCAAGGCTGCGGCAGACGCCCGCGAGAAGGCCAAGGCTGCGGCAGACGCCCGCGAGAAGGCCAAGGCTGCGGCCAAGGCCAAGTCCGAGGTCAAGCCTCCTGAGGACGACAAGAGCAAGTCGTCTGATGGCGACAAGAAGGCAGCTGCGTAAGCAGCCACAGGAGCCATGGGGGCCGGGCCACGCAAGAAGGCCCGGCCTCCGGTGAGAGGAGTGACGAGCATGATCGGCATCTACGCCGTCAGTCTGGATGGCGAGGACTTCAAAGCGCTACGGCTTGACGGGGTCGATATCGAAGCTCTGCCCGTCTCGTTTTCGGGTGTGCTCTCAGGCGTCGCCCTGCCCACCGGGCAGCAGAACACGGCGGGCTCGGTGCCCGTCACCATGGCCTCAGACCAGCCGCCCATCGGCATCGCCGAGGCCGGCGCGGCAGTCGCGGGATTCGACTCCGAGGCCGGCGCCACGGCGCACCACCAGCTCATCGCCGCGCAGGGCGGCACGGAGGTCGTCTACGTGCGCGGCCTGACGGTCTTCAACGCCGCCACGGCGCCCATCACGTTGCAGCTCGAAACAGACACGGGTGGCGCCCACACGGCCATCTCGCCGGCCTTCCCAGTGCCGGCCGGTGGCAGCATCAACCTGGTCTTCGGCGGACCCGGCCTGCCCGGCGCCGCCAACAAGAACGTGGGCTACTCATCGGTCGGCGCCAGCGCCTTCTCGGTGGTTGCGAACGGGGTCGCTCGGTGAGCGACAACGACGTCAGTGTCGACATCGTGGTTCCGCAGCCCGTCGTGCGCGCCGAGATCCCACCCGTCGCGGACCCGCATCGCTACCCGATCCTGCCGGTCGACTTGCTCGCCTACATGCCGCAGGGCATCACGATCGACGACACGACCACGCCCTCGACGGCCGACGTGCAGCTGATGATTACCAACGTCTGCGACCGCATCAACGGCGTCCTCAACAGCCGCGGTTTCGCCATGCCTCTGCAGACGGCACTGATTGACTCCGCTGGCCTGAGCTTCCTGAACACCTGTTGCACCTACGGCGTGATCGCCCGTTGGGCTCGCACCAAGTACCCCTCGGACACCGGCCCAGGCGGCTCGAAGGGATTTTCCGAGGACTACAGCAAGATGTTCGAGGACTTCCTCAAGCAGATCACGGCTGGGGCAATCTCGCTGCCCGAGGAACCTCGCGCTGTCGTCTCGCACGGTTTCGGCGACGGGCCCACAGACTTCCACGACGATATGAGGTTCTGATGCCCGCCTCGGCCTCCGCACCCGGCATGGGCGTGCTGTTCAATTGGGATCCGCCGCTGCCCGAGTTCCACGTCGAGATGAACCGCTTCGCCGACGGCATCAGCGACTTCACGGCGCTGTTCGCCGAGATCGGCGGCCTCTTCAAGCAGGATATGGCGGCGCAATTCGTCACCGAGGGTGCGACGTCAGGAGACACCTGGGCGCCGCTCTCAACGGCCTACGCCGCCTGGAAGGCCAAGCACTATCCCGGGCGCGGCATCGGCTTCGCTTCTGGTGCCGGCATGCAGTCGCTCACCGGCGGCGCCGGCTACACCGAGATCATCACGCCGACGACGGCTGAGTTCGGCCAGTCAGACGGCGCCACGAGCACCCCGGACGGCAGCTACATGGCGTTCTTCGACAAGGGCTGGAGTCACGCCTCGGATGGGGCGCACGCGCCGGCGCGGCCGATCATGCGCTTCACCGCAGCCTGGGGTCGCACCTGGTCGGCGCTCACGGCGCGCTGGGTGCGCACAGAGGCCCACCACGCCGGCCTGTTGGGTACTGGCTCGAAGACTTTCAACCAGCCGCTCTCCGACCTCTCCTACACCGACACGCTGCCCAGCACATGACCGGCTTCAATCAACAGCCGGGACCGCGCATTGGCATCATCACGGTGATCAACCAGGCGACGGCTGTGCTGCAGGCCAAGCTTCCGGCCGAGGTCGATTTGATCAACGCTTGGGCGACGGCGCAGGGCATGCCGTATCAGATCAAGATGCCGGCGGCCGATTGCATCTACAGCTGGATGACGTGGCCTAAGTTCTTCGCCGGCTATCCGGCGATCGCTCTGCACCCGGCCGACACGCGCCCTCTCAAACACTCGATCGCCGCACCGCACCAAGACGAGTACGAGGTCGCCCGCGCGTGGGTCTGCGACGTGCTCGACGTTGGCAGTGACTGGCTCGAGCTCACGGCCAAGCTCGGACTCTGGGAGCTCGCGCTGATGGAGATCCTCGCCGACACCGACTGCCTCGACTGCGGCCACAACGTCTGGCAGGGCACCTCTTGGGACCAGCCGCGCCAGACAGCCCGCGATTCGCAGGATCTGATGCAAGACCTGCCGCTCATCTTCACGACCGAAACTTTTGAGTACACCAACCCCACATTGTCATGAGAGGAGCTAGCGCATGAGCCCGTTCGCCGTACCCGGGCAGGGCGTCTTCGCCACCGAGGCGGACGCTTACGCCGCAATCGCCAAGGCCCAGGCCAAGCCCAAGAAGAAGGGCAAGAAGGCCGACACCGACACGCCGGAAACCGAGCCGGAGACCACGACCGACGCAGAGGTAAAGCCATGACCGTGGCCCTCGGACCATACCTCGAGCTTGCACTCGAGGAGGCGCCAAACTGTGAGGGCGCCGACAACACCGTCTCGACCTACAGGACCTTCCCGCCGGCCGAGGACATCACCGACGACGAGAACATGACCGTCCTCGAGGAGAAGAACCTCGTGCGCGGCTTCCTGGCACCGATGCCTCATCTCGGCGCCGCCATGTTCGAGCCGAAGTGGAAGATCGGCAAGGTGCACCCGCGGCCCTCGCATCTCGGGTTCATGCTGGCCTGGATGCTGGGCTCGTGGACGAGCACGCCTGGCGACGGCGACGCGGTCATGGACCCCGACGACGTCGCGGTGCCTATCGGCGCCTACAAGCATGTCTTCGAGTTCCGCTTCGCGCTCGAGCCGCAGACCACGCAGGCGCGTGCCTGCACCGGCAACGGCGAACACCGCCTGGCGACCGGCATCGCGCTCTCGAAGCTGGGCTTCGCCTGGGAGAACGGCGCGCTCGTGGTCGAACCTGACGGCCTGGCCCTGCTCACGCAGCCGGTCAGTGCGCCCGACCCTGCGGTCGCTCCAGTGATTGACCTGGCGCATCCGTTCAGGCGTGGCGACCTGACGATCGACTGGCTGGCCGGGAGCGCCTACACGCGCGCTTTCGACTTCGCCTTCAACGCGCCGATCGAGCAGATCTGGTCGCCCGTCCACAGCTCGCTCTCGCCCACCGACATCTGGTACAAGAACGGCGAGCTGCCCTTCATCTCCGGCACGATCGACAAGGCCACCGTCGAAGACGCCGACTGGCAGGCCCTGGCGCAGGGTAACCAGTTCGCCGCGACGATCAAGATCGTCCACCGCGAGCCGATCGGCGAGACCGACTACGTGCCGACCTTCTGGTGCGTCATGCCCGGCTGCGAGCTCACCAAGAACGCCAAGCAGGCGATCAAGGCAGAGCGCCGCCGCGAGACGAAGTACGACTGGGAGAGCCGCTACGATCACGTGACCGGCAAGCTGGCGACCGTCACGCTCGTCAATGAGACCCCGGCCTATGCGGTCTATGGCGGCTGATGATCGTCACGCTGCCAAGCGGCCACAAGGCGCCCCTGGAGCCGGCTAATCTCGAGCGGCTCGTGGCCTGCGGCGGTACGATCAGCGGTCTCTGCCACGCCGTCTGGGCGCACCCTGACGTCTCCGTCGAGGGTGTGCTTTGCGCAGACGCAGCCGACGCCATGGCCGTCGCCCAGTGGGCGCTCGACCAGCTCGTCGAGTCAGATGACGTCGCGCGCCTGATCACCGTCTCGCAGTTCTCGATGCAAGCGCCCTCGGCGCGGCTGCGCATCAACAACCCCACCATGGCGCTGCGCTTCGACGAAGCCTGCCTGGTGGCCTGCAAGCGCTTCGCCGACGCGCAGGCCGAGGCCGAGAAAGACGACACCTTCAACGCTGGAGAGATCAATGCCTGACGAGATCGAGGAAACCGCCGAGACTGAGGTTGAGGTCGAGGCTGAGAAAGCCTACACGTCGGTCGAGGACTGGCCGGAAGATACAGAGATCATGGATCTCGACTTGCCGTCCGGCGCCAAGGTGCGCGTCGAGCAGCCGGCAGTCGCCTGGCTCGCCCTCACGGGTCGTGTACCCGCGCATCTGGTCGCGATTCAGAAGCACCACATGGCCGACGGCAAGAGCTGGACGTCCGAGGAGCTTGATAAGGCTCTCGACTGGCTCGTCTGCGCCTCGTTCGTGAAGCCGAAGGTCGCGCTCGGCCGCAAGAGCGGCTGCGTGCCCATCTCGAAGTTGACGGCGCAGGACAAAGAGGTCGTCGTCGTGGCGCTGGCCCTGCAGAAGCACATCGGGGTGATCAGTTGACGATCAGCCTCTCATTGCGTGTCCGCGAACAGGTCCCAACTGTGGCCCTGACCGATTGCCGCGATGTAGTAGCTCCCTGCCGGCATGACCTCGAGGGTGTACATCGACCCGGTCGTGCCATTCGTGAAGACGCGACACGAGGACAGGCTGTTTCCGATGTCAGTCAGGTCCTGGGGGATGCTCGCCGGGACGATGTAGCCACTGACCGTGGCGTCACTCGTCAGACCAGAGAGCCCATGAGCTACGCCCATGAGCCGCACCATGCCGCTCTGGCCTATCGTGAAGGTGCTGCTGTAGGCGAACCACTGGGCATCCGAGACAGTCAGGTTCGTCAAGCTGTGGGGGCAGGCTGGGGCGTTCTGGATGGCCGCGACCGTGTTCCACGGCGGGTCGTGGTGGCGTGGCCAAATGACCGCCAGCGTGATTGCCACGACGACCACCATGAAGATCACGGTCCACTTGTTGACCTTTGCGTTCATGCTGTTTCCTCCGTTTGCGCTGTTCACTGTATCGACAGCTCAGACTCGGGACTTGAGGAATGCGATCAGATCGTCGATCGGCGCGCCCCTGTGGCCGTTGCGCAGGGCGGCATGAATGCGCCGGTGGTCGTTCGCACAGAGCGGGATGCACTTGAGGAGTTCAACGCGAAGCCTAACGACATCACACACTCCAGAGACATTCCGATCTCGGCCAACTGGTGCGAAGTGATGCGCTTCGACGACCACCGGGTCCGTCTCTCCGCAGATGCGGCAGCCTTTCCTCTTCCAGCGATCCAGAACCACGGCGGCCGGTGTCGTCGGGGAGAGCCTGGCAGCACGCCGTCTCGTGTTGATCTCTTCGCGGTGGCGCTCAAGGCTCCGCGCCATACTTGCTCGTGCAGCGGCTCGAAACGCATCGGGGTTGGCCGCGTATTTCTCTTGGTGCATCTCGGCATAGCATCGCTTGCAACGAGACTGAAGATCGTACAGTCCGGTCGGATGCGTGTAGAAGTAGTCCGTCGTCGCCGGCAGCCAGCGGCGGCAGCGAGTGCACTTCTTGGCTGGGATGTTAGACTCGTCTCGCATCGGGAAGCTCCACTTTCCGTTGCCACGCCCCCGGACGTTTGCGCGTCGCGGGGGCACTCTCTACTCTCCCCATCATACCACCACTTGGTGACGGCATGAGCGATCTCATGACGGCCCTTCGCCTCATTATTTCGGGAGACAGCGTGGGTGCCGTCGCGGCGATCGAGGAAGTCACCGCCGCCACCGACAAGGGCACTGCGGCTGCCGAACGCGAGAACGCCGCCTGGGCGTCTACGGCCAAGACGGCGCACAGCGGCATGATGCTGATGGCCGCCGGCGCCGGCCTTGTCGTCGGCGGCCTGGCGCTGATGGGTGAGCAGTACAAGAAGTACATGAGCGCCGTCGTGCAGGCCGAACAGATGACAGGCATGCACGCCAAGGCCGCCAGCCAGTTCACTGGCGAGCTTCAGGCGATGGGCGGCAGTGTCGACCAAGTCGGGCGCCAGCTCAAGGCTTACGACAAGACTTATACCGATCTGACGGACTCGACGCGCAAGGCGTCTGCCGCGCAGACTGAGGCGCTCAACGACATGGGCCTCACAGCCGCGCAGCTCAAGGCAGCCGGCCCCGAAAAAGCCCTCTTCCTGATGCGTGATGCTCTCTCGCAGATCCCTGACGCCGCTAAGCGAGCGACCGATGCCGCGACTGTCTTCGGTGGGCGCATCGCCACGAACCCTGCCTTCGAGCGTTGGATCAACGCGGCTCCCGGTCAGATACAGGCAGTCAACGCCGAGCTCGCCAAGTCGGGCAAGATCGTCACTGACCAACAGGTCGACATGGCCAAGAAGCTCGGCGTCGCTTGGGAGCAGCTCAAGACTGCCTTCCAGGGTATCGAGATACAGGGCTTCAGCGCGCTGGCGCCGGTCATCCTCGCCGTCACGAGGCCGCTCGGCCTGGCGCTGCAGCTCTTTATGCAGCTGACCAAGTGGACGCACGGTCTGCTGCCGGACGTCATGCTGCTGACCACAGGCTTAGGTCTCATGGCGGTCGGCTTTGCGAAGGTCTACACGTCAGTGACCACACTGGTCAAAGGCGGTATGAGCCTGATCGACGCGCTCAAAGTGATGCGCACCGGCAAGATCGCAGACACGATCGCCACCGAGGCAGAGACGGTCGCCGTGGGCGAGGAGACCGTCGCCGTCGAAGCCGAGACCGTCGCCACGGGGTCCAACACCATGGCGATGCTCGCCAGCTTGGGACCCTACGCCCTGGTCGCCGCGGCGATCGCCGTCGACATCGTGCTGATCGGCAAGGCGATCAAAGCCTACGAGGAGATGCAGCAGGCGATCCAGCAGGCAGCCGAGGCGGCTAAGAACGCGCAGAGCACGCTCAACGCCGCGCCGAACTCCGCCTTCCAGACCAACAATCCGAATATGCAGTCCAACCAGAGCCGCTCGCAGATCCAGAGCGAGATCAACCGCGACAAGTACAAGTCGCCTGGCTGGGAAGTCTGGAAGTGGTTCGGCGGCGGCGGCAGCTTCACAGCCACGAAACCGACAGTGATCGGCGTCGGCGAGGGTGGCGTCGCCGAAGACGTCACGATCACGCCGCATGGGGGGAGCGCCAGCCCCAGCGTCACCGAAGGCGCGCAGGCTGGCGGCGCAAAGGGAGGGCGCGGTGGTGTCGTGCTGCAGTTCCCCGGCGCCGTCTTCTACGGCGAGCCGTCTCCGGCGATCGCCCAGCGTTGGGCGAAGGCGCTGGCGCAGCCGCTCGGCGAGATGCTCTACAACACCAAGCACGGGGCGGGTCACTGATGTTCTCTGTAGGCGAGTTCGACTTTCACGACCCGGCCAGCGGCGGCATGGTGACGGGCGCCATCACGCGCACGATGCTCAACCCAAAGCTGATCATCCGCGGCAACCCGTTCGCTACCTCAGACGACCAGATCGCCAACGTGCTGAACGGCCTCTGCGAGTGGAAGGTGCCGGTGCGGCTCTACAGCACAGACGGCACGGCAGAGAGCCTCGCGCGCGTGATCGCCACGCTCAACGCCGAGCTGACCTGTACCTCACCGTCCTCGACGCCAGGCGTAAACGGCGCCGAGCCGACGAACACGCTGACCGACTCGCTTGAGCGCGACGCAGACGAGACGCCGGCGACGGTCTTCGTGATGAAGAAGAGCGACCCGGTCATGCCCAGCCGCGGCGACCTGACGGAGAAGCGCCTGGTGATGGACGCCACGATGACGATCCGCACGGTCGCCTACGGCGCCTCCGCCTCGCCCATCGACATCGTCACCGGCGACACGCCGGAGACTCGCGTGGCGCTCTACGATATGTACGCCATGAGCGACGACGCGGCGGTCGACATCCCCTCGCCGAAGCCCGTGCCGTTGAAGGGCGAGCTTCATACGCAGCTCGTGCTGACCGTGACGGGTGACCTCATGGTCAACGTGATCTGCGCCGTCTGCCCGCTCGCTGCCGAGATCGCAGACTACGACACCGGCATGACGGGCAG